TTCTCCTTGTCCCCATTTTTTTCGGTTACAATATACTGCCAGTTGCCATCCTGATCCTTAACACGCGCAACCCACCCAACTGTATAGTCGTTTAGATTGTCTGGATCATTCTGCCCACCTGCAGTAACGAGTCGGATGCGCTGAAGATTCTGATCAACAAGCGTTGAAATGGTTGTGTTCCCAATTGTAACTGTTCCCAGAGTCTTGAGGATGACGCCCTGACCCTTCTCCCATGCAGCAGTATCCTGCGGTCCAACCGAACCGATGTCGTTGCCGTCAATGTCAGTAATAACCGTACCCTCACCAGCAGTCCATGCAGCCTCTTCCTGATAGATCCTAGTAACGGCTTGGAAGATAGACAGTGGATCTCCGTTGGCGTTTGGCGAAATAATTCCGCCAAGAACGTTTTCCATATTGTAGATTCCGCTGAGACCGTTTTCCCCAGAAATGTTTCCGCTGTAATCTCCATAAAGAGTAGACATATCGGCTGGTCGCTGACCAGTTTCGTAGAACGTAGCCTCGGCTGAAAGAGAAGCGCGGACATCCTTTGGAATACCAGGCACTGTCCCAATTGCTCGGAGCGCACCACTGAACTCACGAAGCGCCTTGGCTCGTGCGCCAATGTCAGCGCCTGCGTCTTCCATTGCGCGGGACAGGTCGTCAACAGCGTCGTCGTAGCGATCCTCAACCGTAAGGATAGGAGAAGCCTTACCAAGTGCTGCACCAAACGTATCCCACTTAGCAATCGTTGCCTTGTCATCCGCCGAAACGAGTGGGTTATTCTTTGCCCAGTTAGCCAGACCCTTTGCTGCAGTTCGGGCATCAATCATCATTTTAGATAGGTTGTCAATGTTAAGCGTAATCTTTGTTCCATCTTCGCGTAGGATTGTGTCTCCGTTAGTTGCGGTAAATCGGTCAAGTACCGTAAGCGCAAAGTTCTGATCAGCCATGAGAAGTTGCGAGAACGTGGCGCTTCCCATAAGGGCGGCAATTGCTGGGTTACTTTTCAACTCATTGTTCACAGCATCCAAGTCACCAAAGATATTGTCGTAGCCTTGGCTGACGCGCGTGCCTGCTACCTTGAGTGCCATGTTACTACGAGCCGTCTCTTGATTCGCCTCAATGCTGCGAATGCTTGTAAGGATTTGATTTGCATCTGTTTCCAAACCGAACTCTGACTTACTAAGTAGATCATACGCCTCGCGAAGGAACTTCAACTGCTCCGTGTACCCAGCGTTCTTTTCTGCATCGGTATTGCGGGTTTTAGAAAGCCATGCAGCATTTCCCTTAGCAGCGAGGATAGTTGCTTGCGCCCGTACCCGCGCTTTGTTAATCTTCTGCGATGCGTCTGGGGTACGTTCAATGGCATCATCGTATAGTTGCAGGAACGCTTCCTCATTCGCTCCAGAGGCAAAGTCAATCGTCTTGCCGTTGATAACAATCTTTCCACCATTAGAGAACTCATTCTGAGCGTTCTCTAGCAGGTCATCAGTTGCATCGGTAAGTTCGTCTTTTAGGTCATCAACATCATCTGGGTTCAGTGTCGGGTCAAGAAGCATCTCTTGGATAACGCGAACCCTATTTGCATAGTCTCCCATAGAACCCTTCTCAATGAGATCGCCATCAATCTCGTTGAGCGTCCGTGTTCGGTTCAACTTACGCACGGCACGTAGCGTTACGTTAACATCGTCTTGCGCCTTACCGCCCTTGCTTGTAATTGCAAGCATCTTGTTGAGCAACTCAATGGCTACGGCAGCGGTAACCTCGCGACCCTCAAAAGATTCCTTATTCTCAAAGGCATCAAAGATTCGGTTTAGGCGCAGCGTAATATAGTTAGATGCAATGCCGCTAATTGCGGATGCAACTGATCCACTCCCCGTGATGACCTTACCGAACTGCCCCGTTACTGCCATATCTACCTACCTTCTAAAGCATCAACTGCTCTGGGGTTTGTGCAACCTCAGCGCCGTTCTCTGGCATCGCCTCTGCCGCTGCTGGCGGGATAAGCGACTGATCGTTCATAGAGACATCACCCTCTGGTGGAGGATTCTGTCCGCGCATTGCCTCCATTGCAGTTTGCTGATCAAGCGGCGAGCCAGGTGCGCCAATTCCTTGCGGAGCCTGCAAGCCAAGTTGTCGGAATGATCCGACCACACTTGCCATCGTTGCAACAGCGGCTGGGTTGATCGTAGCATCTGTCTGCTCGTCTCGGATGATGTCTTTCTCGTTCTGAGGATCATCAACACCGACGCGATCCATTGCGCGCTCTGCCGACCAAATGCGGTTCTGCACAAGGCTGATCGCGGTATTGGCAAGTTCAAGCGTGTCGCGAGGAGTCAACTCAGGTGGAACGATCTCAATGCGGTACTGACCATTGATAACAAGGGCGACGGTCTCATCATTGTATGACCAAATCTGAGCAGCCATCTTCCAAACCTTCTTTAGCCAGTTGTAGAACAACTTGCGCTTTGGCGCAATTCGCTGCTCGTAGTTTGCAACAAGCGACGCAATGGCGCGGCTGGATCCAAGAACACTGGATGGGGCGATACCGAGGAGCAGGTCATTCAAGCCAGAAACAACCGCAAGTTCGCGATCAATGCGCTGGTTGTACTGTTCAATCTGAATGTTGGGAAGGAACGGCTGGATTGGCTCAATGCGATTACCAGCGCCAGGAGCGGCAATCCGACCTGGCTTTGGAATAGCATTGGCTGGTACTTCCTCTGGTGCATCCTGACCAACCAACTGGAACATCTGCCCGCCAACGATCTGATGAATAAACTGTGCGGCGTTTGTAATGCGCTCATCCTTTTCGCGAAGCAGTTGCTCAACATCGTAGAGTTCTGGCTTGCCGTAAGGCGAACCAGGAACACGTGAGTTAATAAGCGGAATGTACGGAAGTTCTCCAGCATATTCTGGATGTTCCTTTTCCTTAATGAGTTGGTTGCCAACAAAGAGGCAATTGTAGGTCTTGGTCTCTCCGCCCTCAATCTTTTTGTACCAGTAGTCATAGACGCTGACCTGCATACGCTCGTAAGAGGTATCTCTGCGATCAACAGTACGCTCTGCCTGCGAAGCAAATGCGGTAACGAGTGGGTCTGAATGATCACCAGAGTAAACAAATGGGAAGAACTCGTTGCCGCTCTTCATCGGCACGATGTCAATACCAAACTCGTCCATAGCAGCCTGAGGGCTAAGACCATAGTGGTAGAGCGCCCAGTCAATGCGTGTAAAGTCCGATGAGCCGTAGCCCATGTAAAGGTTTTCTGGTGCGGAGATTACTTCTACTCGTGGCAAGCCGTCCTTCTCGTCGTAGGTAATCTTGGCTGCAGTATCACCATAGAGTGACTTGTACAGTGCGGCGTCTTCCATGACAATATCCATGTCCACCTCTTCCCACCAGCGGAAGAAGATTCGTTCACGGGCGGCAGCCTCTTCGCGGTCTTCTCGCTCAGTGCCTGAGGATAGGTAGTTGATAACTGGTCGCACTGCCTGCAGAGATGCAGGGATAGAAACGTAGGATGGGTGAACGTTTACGGAAACGTGCGCCCGCCCAGCCAGCCGTGCTGATTGATCTTCCGACCAGTGGTCTGCTCCACCGACAGTGATCGTCCTCGCATGAAACAGATTATCAAAGCGGCGGAACAGTTGTCGGCGTCGTGCGTTCTCGGACTCAACACTCGCCTTTCGCTCAAGGATCTCGGTTAGTTTCTTCGCGGCTTCCTGACCACCAGTGACCTCGGCATTCTTAACGAGTTTCTTTGCGTCCTCAGACATTGCAACGCTGCCAAGGAATCGGTTGCCCTTGCCAGCGATCTTAGAAACAAGTTTAGCGCCCCTCTGGGCGGCATCAATAACCTGAGGATCATTAGTCTGTAGCGATGGGATCTTAGCCATTACGCGACACCGAAGAAGGCAAACTCAGCGTCCTTGACGGATTCCGAAGCAGAGCGAGCGGCGTGTCGGATAGCAACAGCAAGAGCCATAACAGCATCAGTCTCCAGTTTTCGGTCGTCAATCTTATACCCCAAGAGTTGCCTCCGCAATTCTAGCCAGATTCCCTGCTTAGGGAATTGTACCATCTCTTTGTCTAGCACAGCCTTTAGGTCTGATAGGATCTCAAGTTTCTTGGACTTAGTACCAGAGAAGTCTACCTGCCTAAGGGGTTTAATAATACTTAGTTCTTGCATAAACATTTTACCACCAAAGCCAGTACTGTCAATGATTGTGGTACACTGTGCCCCTTGATTATACAACAGATGGCTTTCTCTAAGCATATTTACGAGGTTAATTAGAGTTTGTTTACCCGACCGCTTTCTGGCTCGGACCCCGCGAATCTTGTTTTTGTCGGTATAGTCAAGGACGACCGACCACGTGGCATCCGAGGAAATTGCAGGATCGCAGCCTTGTACGTAACGTTTGCCCTTCATAGGCTCCTCTTCATCCTCAAGGTCAAGACGGAACGCCTTCTCCACAGACTCGGCATGGAAATACGCTTCGCGAGCCTCAATGAAGTACCCGTCAATGTTCTGGGCTACAAGGTATTCAACCTGCTGGCGGATGATAGAGTCAAAGTTCTCCTGCGACAGCCCGTACCCGATGTTGTCCCTAGTGGACATACGGAACGAGATAAACTGGCTATCTCTTGCTGGATTGTCGGGATTACCCAACTCCCAGAGATCTGCGTAGTCGTTGATGCCTTCAGTCGGGGTAGAGATAAAGTGAAGTTGCCCGCCAGTGGACAGACGGCGCAAGTTAAGAACCTCTTGGTAAATAGTCATAAGGTAAGGGTCAAACGCCGCTTCGTCAAACGAAATGCCGTTCATGTCTTTTCCAAGCAACGCTTTCGCTTTATCCTGCGTGGTGCGGAAGTGGACGCTTCCACCGCCGACAGCCTTGTTGAATTGAAACCACAAGTACTCGCCGCGATACTTCTTATCAAAAGTAGCGATCTTCCCCATCTCTACAAAGAGCGGAGCCTTTCTCCCCTTCTGGGCAGGATGGATTCCCTGACAGATCATGGAGAGTTCTCGGAACACCAACTCCGCAGTTTCCTGTTGGATCCCAATGTGATACCACTCGTAGGGTTCTTTAATCCAGCGAAGCGCGTCTTCGGTATCCCCTGGCGCTGGAGGTTTAATCCCCAACTTGTAGAACGCTGAGTGAAACACCATGAGCGCCATTGCAAGGGTCTTGCCAGCGCGGTTGCCAGCAGATACAACCGTAGTCAAATACTTTGGTGACCAGCCATTCTCTGCGCGCTCAACGCAGGCTCGCGCCCATCTCTGTTGACCTGGGTTCATCTGCACCCCTAGAAACCGCTCAGCGAAGAATACTGGGTCAGTACGCCCAGCGGTAAGATCTTCTAGAAGATTAGGCACGCTTTGACTTTAGACGTGCGCTGATTGCCGCAGCCTTTCGCTTTGCGTCTGCCTTGCTGCTTGCACCCCAAGCCTGAAGGCTAAGGAGCAGCCGAGTTGGGCGACCCTTCTCATCCCGCTCTGGTCCTGGCATTCCGCCCATACGGGCAAGGAATGAGGCACGGCGTGGATTGTCACCGCTTTTGACTGGTGGTCGGAGTGTACCACCCTTGTACGATGCGCGACCCTTGGCGTTTAGACCACCCTTGGGGTTCTTACCTTCTTTGCGTGTCCATGCTGGCGTTGTCATAACTCTCCTATCTGTATCGCGATGTGCGCTTTGCAATACTCTTTGGCTGACTGGAGAACTGCTTCCCCTTCTTCGTATCTGCCCGCTTCTTAGCGGAAGTCGCAGCATATTCCTTTGCGCTTAGGGCAGCACGAGCCTTTGCTGGCAAGTAACGCTCGCCAGTGGCGGAGTCCCCCTGAGTGCTTGGCTTGCCAGACTTTGTTCCCCACTTCTCGCCCGTCCACTTAGAAAGTGACTTCTGGGCTTTTGTCTTACTGCCAGAATATCCACCACCCGCTTTCTCGTACTCTGCTGCAAGCAACTGTGCTTTGCGCGCAGACCACTGTCCAGGTTTGCCGCCCTTGCTACCAGCAAGGATACGGTTCTTAATGGACTCCCGAAGGCTAGGCTTAGTGTATGCCATTAGGCGCACTTACCTGCTTTGTGCTTCCAAATAAACCCTGTGTTTGCTTTTGCCCCCACGAAGTTCTTGACGAGAACGCGGTCAGCATCCTTCATCGTTTCAATCGTCGTGCCGCACTCCCAGCATTGCTTCGGAGTCCAGAACGTTGGATTAGGCTTTGCGCTTGCGAGTTTTGCTGGCTTCTTGCCCGCCATCTTGCACCTCTCTGAAATCAGGGAGCGGTAGCACCTTTGCCAACGGGGTAGACAACGAGTCTGCCCCACGCTCCGTCTCGGTATCCCAGACACTGTTTAGAATGTCAAAGACCATACTTCCGACTGACGATTCAATCGTATTGAGCAAACGCTCAACACCCGCATAGTGTACATGAATAAGTTCATGCGCAATAATACGGCGTTGGCTGTCTGGTTTCTCTTTCCAGAAATCCTCCGAAAGACGGATGGTCGCAGACCAGAGGTTCTCGGAAACCTCAATGTCTGCGTACGCATCGTCTGGCGGCAAAGACTCTGAAACCTTTACATCCCACTGCTTAAGATTAAGCAACGGGAGGGCTTTGGCGATATACGCCTGAGCCAGTTCCCTCTTTGTCATGTTCCCTCCAGGGAAATTACTTCTTCTTGTTCATCTCCGCTAGAACCAACTGTGCAAGGGCTGCAAGTGCAGCGCCGCCGACAGCACCACGTCGGGTGTTGCGACCAGCCTTGCGCTTTCCGCGAAGGTAGGTTGCCTCTTCAATCAGAGACTGACCACCATCGGCGCGGCGCTTACCATCGGCAATACGCATTCGTGCATCCGACTTGTCGTAATACTTCATGGTGTCCTTCTGGGAGATTCCAGCATTGCGTCGGGCACGAGCAACCTCTCCTGGCTCGCCAGTCTTGTTCGCCAGCATACCGCGATAGTTTGCAAGTTTCTGAGCGTTCGCTCGTGGCATCTTTGTGTACTCTCGGTCTGCAACGATACCAGCGGCTTCGCGAGAAATCTGCTCTGCGCTTCGCCCGCGAGGACCCATCATTTCCATTTCAATCTCTGCCATACGTGCGGCACGATTTGTAACGTTACGCCTTGCAAGAGCGCCAGTTGCCCTGCGACCAGCAGCCGCACCAGCGCCTGCGCCTAGTGCTACGAGCAGCGGATTAACGCCACCACGCTCACGCGGTGCTGGCTGTCGCTTGAGTTTGCGCTTTGGTGTTTGTCGTGGAGCCATGATTACCCTCTCTTATTCT